TTGGGCGGCGGTTTTCCAGCCGTCGCCGGGGGGCGTGGCGGGCGGCGGGGCGGCATCGGTGCGGAGGCTCATCGGTGGAAGAGGGCGCCGCCGAAGCTGACGCCGTTTTCAATGGAGACGTTGACCATCTGGAATTGGCCGCCGGCGGCGATGAAGCGCACCAGGTAGCCGTGGGTCCAGCCGGTGGGGCGGGTGTTGCACCAGAGGGGCTGGCGCTTGCAGAGGCAACCGGGATTCCACGCGGCGATCAGGCCGATGCCGGGGAGGTTGCGCGGCTGGAAATCGGCGCGATGGGTGTCGAAGAAAACGACGTTCGCGGCGGTCTGGCCGAGGGCCACGTCGGCGGCGTTGCGGGCGTTGTTCAGTTTATGGACGTAGTTGAGTCCGTCGAGTTTCACCCAGCCGGGCACGCGGCAATTGCCGTGGTGTTCCCCTTGGCGATAGTAGGTGATGCCGCGGGCTTTGAGATCGAGGACGAATTCAGGGGCGAAGGTGCGGCGCAACATCTCGGTGTCGCGATGGTGGGCGAGGCGTTGGGTGACGGCCCAGCGTTCGACACGCCATTCGTGGTTGCCTTCGAGGTAGTGGATTTTTGCGCGCGGCGCGGCGGACTGGATGCGGTTCAGTATCTCGCGGGTGGCGGCGATGTCGGTCTCGTAGCTGTCCTCGGTCTCGGCGACATAGCCCAGGGTGTGGTGCTCGGCGAGGAAGCCGCCGCAGTCGATGATGTCGCCACCGAGGAAGACGCGGTCGGGGTTGATGTCCTTGAGATCGAGCAGGAAGGCGGCGAGGGCGGCGGGATCGTGCTTGTTGCCGTGGATGTCGGAGACGATGACCTCCACCCGGTCACCGCGAAGGCGGGGCGCGGGGCGGGCGGCGGCGAGCAGGTGGCCGGCCTTGACGAGCCGGGCGCGGGTGAGGGCGTCGATGGCGGTATCGCGCTGGCGGGTGAGGGCGAGGACTTCCCGGCGCGACTGGCGCTGGGCATGGGCCGCGGCGGCGTGGGTGAGTTTCATTCAGTCGCGCGGGCGCTTGGAACGGAAGGAGCGGAAGAGGCTTTCGACGGCATCATCTCGCTCGGTGAAGGCGGCGCGGGGCGGGGGCACGCCGACGTGCTGGCCGACGGCGTAAACCTCATTGATCAACTGGCGCAGCTTGGCGGCGGAGAGGGTGATGCTCTCGGCGGGGTGGCGCAGCTTGGGGTTGCGCGCACAGTAGGCTTCCCAAATGTCGTCTGTGGTCATGGTAGAAAAAACGTTCAGAGCGCGGGCCGCTTAACCGGAGCGGCGGGCGTATAGGGCCGGGGCGGGGAAAGAAGTAATCAGTGGTCAGTGATCAGTGGTCAGTGGTCAGTGCGGAACGTGACGACGGACTCTCGGGGCTACTGATCACTGATTACTGATTACTTCTTCCTCTCTCAGGCCGGTTCAGTGGGGGGCTGGCCGCGGGTGCGCGGGGGCGGGTCCAGTTCGTTGGAGTTGGAATCATCGGCAAACATGACGCTGGCCGGCTGGCTGGCGACGCCGGGGTTGTAGATGTGCGAGGCTTCGACACCTTCTTCGGTGGCGATGCGTTCGACGAGTTTCCACGTTTGCGCGTTGCGGCGCAGGAAGGTTTCGACATCGCCGTCGCCGGATTCGGTGACGTATTCGCTGAGGGATTTGATGCCCATCGCCAGATCCTGCCGGTTGTTGGCGGCATCACGGCCGACATCGACGCCGAAGGTGGCAGGCAGGCTGAAACCGATGTTGTCCCAATCGGCGGTGAAGGGGATGTCGCCGCGTTTCATGTAGCGGGCGACGGCGTAGAGGACGGCGCTGCGGAAGACGGCGGTGAGAATTTCCTGCCGGTTTTCGACGGCGCGTTTCACCTGGCCGACGAGGGCGCGGACGGAGGCGCCACCGATGCCGCGGAGGTCGTGCATCTCCAAAGGCCAATCGAGGCCGCGATGCGCGCTGCGGGCGATGTGATCCATGAAGCCCTCCCAATTTGCACCGGGGCGGGCGTCGCCCATGCTTTCGAGCTTGTGCCCGGAATTGGCGCGCATGTAGGCGATGGTGCCTTCCTCCATGATCCGTATGGAGGGATCGAGATCGGCGGCGCTGGGCGTGGTGCCGGCGGCATTGGCCGCGGCCATGGCGTCGCGGATCTGCCGGTCGGGCGTCTTGGCGAGGCCGGTGTCGTTATACTCCTGCATCATGATGCGGGAGCGGCCTTTTTGTCCGACCTTCTCGGCGCTGCGGATTTCGTTCAGGTCGAACCAGTCGAGGACGCCGTTGACGATGGTGGGCACGCCGCGGCCTTGGGAATAATATTCCGGGTCGTAGAGGTGCAGCACCGACGAGGCGGGCACGAGGTTGGGCTCGGCATTCTGGGCGGCGTAGTTGGCCAGCTCTCGCGGGAGCAGGTTATAGGCGAGGGGTCGGTCAAATTCATCATAGACAACGCCGCTGAGAATGGTGCGCCCGGCGTAGGGACCGTCTTTGATGACGGTGTCGGCATTCGGGTTGCCGATGCGGTGCGATTCGAGGAATTGCAACCGGGGGCTGCCCTGTTCGCTTTCGGTGAGCACCAGGAAGGCGTCGCCATCGCGGTCGAGGGCCACGCTGGCGATCCACACGTCCTGCTGGAAATCGAAGGGCGCGCCGCGCAGATCGGCGTTGCGGCACCAGCGCGACATGACGGTCGTGAACGCAGTGCGGAAGGCTTCGTCGCTGCCGTAGTATTGCGGGGCGAAGGCGGTGCCGACGGAGTAGTTGGCCTTTTCACGGATGGCGCCGGACACCTGGCCGACGCGGGCATAGATCCAGCGGCCATCGCTGACCATGTCGCGTTGCTTATACTCGGGGACCAGCCGCGTGACATCGCGGGTGAGTTTGGGCCGGAAGTCGCGCTTGCCGTCATCCTGCGACCCGGGGTAAAGGCCGGCGGGGCGGCGGTAGTAGCCGCCGGGATAGCTCGCGGCGGCGACGACGGCGGGCGGTTTCGCCACGGCGGCGGGCTTGCGGGAACGGGCTTTGACGGCGGGGCGGCGCATGTTAGGAAGCAGGGAGCAGGGAGCAGGGAGCAGTCATCATGGGTAGCCGAGGGCGGTTACTTCGGGCGAGACGGCGACTTGTTCGGAGCTGGTCAGCGGGACGGTGACATCGACCCAGGCAAGGGCTTGCAGGAGTTCGGCGATTTCGGATTCAAGGCTTTTCCCATTGTTGGTGTAACCGAATGACCGGCCGTTGACGCTGGCGGAATTGAGCGCGCCACTGGCGCCGCCGACCGCCGCGAGCTTGGCCGCGGTGAGGATCGCCAGTTTGGCGTTGAGCTGCGCGGCCGTGCAGCCGAAATACGGACCATAAGGGACAGTGGCATACGCCGTCAGTGTGGCCATCTACCGAAAGGGGCGGGCGTATAGGGTCGGAGCCGGGGGGGGGAGAAGTAATCAGTGATCAGTGATCAGTAATCAGTGATCAGTGGGCTTACTGAATACTGAATACTGAATACTGAATACTTCCCTCAGGGCCCGGTCTTCTCGGTTTCGCCGCGGTCCTGGCCGTAGTAGCCGAGGAGGCGGGCGTGGATGTTGGCCATGACTTCGCAGTCGAAGGCATGATTGGGGCCGACTTTGTGCCATTCGCTGACCCATTCCTCGGGGTTGCGCGGGTGGCGTTTGATGCGGAGGACTTCGCCGGCGCGTTGCTTGCGATACTCGGCGCCGGTGTTGCGGGCGGCGGTGTGCAGTGGGCGGCCCAGGGCGTCGTGGGCGTCGGTGATGGATTTCAACGAATCCTTGGCGGCGCGGCTGACAAAATTGTATTGCAAACAGACGGGCGCGGAGCGGCTTTGGCCGCCCATGAAGGCGTCAATGACGGAGAGTTCGGAGTAGATGCGGCGCAGGCCATCACGCCAGAGGATGGAGCGCTGGGCGGTGGCGGTTTCGCCGATGCCGTTGACGGCGATCCAGTGGCGAACGGCGCACATCTGGCGGACGCGTTCAGGGGCGTAGTTGCTATCGACGACGACGTTGCCGGCGCGGACGTTGAACCGGGCGCGGATGTCTTCGAGGTGGCCTTCGGAAATGCCGCGTTCGAAGTGTAGCAGGCGGCTGTGGCCGTAGGTGCCGGGGCGGTTGCTGAATTGCCGGATGACGACCCAGTAGTGATCCTGCTGGACATCGACAGCCATCACGCGGAGCGGGGTGCCGTCTTCGGCATCGACGCCTTCGTCGGGCCATGGGTCGCCGAGTTGGTAGTCGCCCTCGGTGAGCGGCTTGGCGGCCTTGAGATGGCGGGTGGGTGACCACGCACGGACGCGGACCTTGCGGTCGAAATTCTCGGTGGGCACGTAGTCGCCGAGGTGGCGGGAGTTGCAGGCGTTGAGCCAGTTGCCGACGAGTTCCTCCCACGGGCGAAAGCAGGCGGCTTCGGCGTGCCAGGCGTGGATCTGCGGGTCGCCGCCGGGGTTGGTGGTGACGTAGCCGGCGCCGCGGGCGGGATCATTGAGCTGCCGCAGGGCGCCGGCGGAGTAGCGGGTGGGGGCTTCGCAGGCGGGACAGACCCAGCGGGTGGTGCCCTTGGCCACGCCCACCAGCCAGTGGCCGGTGTGGTCTCGGGTGAATTCGTCGGAGTCCCAGCGCAGGCCGCCCTTGCCTTCGGCCTCGCCGAATTCGAGCGGGACACGTTCGCGGCAGTGCAGACA